CTATAGCCCACCAAAACCTTTGCTGATTCCCATTCTCGTCTATTCGGTTGTAGCTATGCGACCCGACTCTTGCGCTGGAACGCGATCATCAGGTGGCGCTTTGACATGTGCTTCGGATCGGTACCGGCGACCTTGTCGAACTCGTTCTGAGACATCGCGAGCAACTCCTTATCAGAGTACTCCTTGTCATTCGGAAGCTCGACAGTTTCCATCGCCTCGTCCATCTTGGCAGCCATGTCCGACGGAACGATAGCCCTGAAGAAGTCGGCCGCCGCATCAGCGTCCTGGGCCAGCTCCATCAGGAACTCCGAGTAGGCACCGGTTTGAATGAAGTCGTCGATGATGTCCTTCGACTTCTCGAACCGCCTGCCATCCTCTGAACGTCGACCGACAGAAGCCATGATGAGCTCCTTGAAGGCCTGAAGAATGGCGCCACCGTCATCAGATTGGATGAGATCGCGAAGGTAGGCAGCAAGCCCACCCTTCTTACTGAGTTCCAACTCAGCGATCTCGGCCTTGTTCAGGTGGAAGTGGAAGTTCTCGGTGACTCTGTTGCCGTCGAAGTTGGTGTAGGTTATCGCCTTCTGTAGCATAGGCTCGACTTTCGGGTCAGGTGTTTGTAGAGAAGAAGATCAGGCGGTCTCGTTCGAACCGTCCGTCTCCTGCTCCAGCTCCTCGTCGGTCAGGGCGGCCCGCTTGGCCTGCACGACCTTGTACGCCACGAAGGCGGCGGTGGCACCAGCGACGGTCAGGACGAGCTTCCTGTTGGCAGAAGTGAACTCCCGCACCCGGGTGGCGAGCGAGGCCTTGGTCTCCTCCGTCTCCTCGACGTCCTTCGGAGCCTCGCCGTTGGGCTGCGCGGGAAGAACGACACCGTCCAGCTCGTTGGTCTCGGTGCTGGCAGCGGTCTTCTTGGTGGCGGTCATGATCTGGATGTACCTTTCAGTTGCCGATGAAATCATCTGGGTGAGTGGTGTAGTAGTGAACGGCAGCTCTTCAATACGAAGAGGCATATCCACGAATCGGAGAAGCACGGAAACCGATAGTCATGCAGGGCTTGCCGTGCTCATCGAGAGTGGCGGAGTAATCGACTTCCAGAAGTCTGTCAGTACTCCAACCGATCTCGTCAGACTCAGCTGTTCTCGGAAGACCGAGACGGTCCCAGAAATCAGTGAGTGACGCATAAGACTCGTTGATGACCTGAGCATTCAGATCATTGACGGCCTTTCGAATGGTCTCCATGTCGCTGTTGAAATAGCGCCCGGAGTGCAGATCCATACAGAGAGTCGCGCCGCCATTCTGAATGACTACGAGCTGACTCTTACTGACTGGATTCTTGGTGACACGGTCCTGGGCGATTTCGTCCTTGACCGTCTGTTCCCTCTTCGGCCCCATCTTCTCAAGGACCTTATCCCGATATTCCTCGAAGGCCTTTTCGGAAATGTTGTATGCCGAGATCAGAGCCGCAACACGGCGATTCCCGATCCGGTTGGCGAAGATGATGGCGCTGGCTGTCATGACGGCAGAGCCAGCAGCAGGAATATAAAGCTTCCAGACAAGTTCGAACTTGTCGTTCCACATGAGCTCTTCGTCGCCAGGCTCAAATCCAGGGCCACCGAACTCAGTCTTCCTGATTTCCTCGGCTTCGCGAAGAATTTCCGCAGCCTTGAACGTCGCCTTTCCCGTGAGGTAAGCCGTAGTGACCACCCCGGTAACACCGATAGCCGTGAGAATCGCAGGTGAGTTGTCTCTGGCGATCTTCCCGGCACGCTTGGCTAGCGCTCCGAAATCCATGGTAAAGCTCCTGTCTAGTCGCCAGAACCCGGCGAGTCACGAAAAACGAAAACCCAAACACCTTGGTTAGGGGTGTCTGGGCTTCTGAGCATCCGGGGAGGTTGGATGTCAGTCCTGAGGGGTCTCGTCCTTCTTGTTGGCCGACCTCTTCTGTCGCACTACGAAGTAGGTGATGGCGGCACTCACGGCGGTGGCGACGACAGCCTTCTTCACGAGCTGCTTGCGGGCAGTGTTCGTGTCGTTGGTCTCGTCACCCTCCGTCTGAGCGGCCATTTCCTTCTTCGCCTTTACGGCTTCCATGGCGGTGGTCAGGATGGACTGCTTGGTCTCGGGCATGGGGTTCCAATCATATAGGGGTCTCACTATAGGGCATGTAAATCTTGCGAGGAACCCCTTAATTCTACCAGCTACGATCTTGCATCTTAAGCCCCAGGTACATACCAACGGCTCCGAATACGAAACCAACAATGATTCCGAAAATAAGAGCAATGAAAACGATCATCGAAACCTCCTAGGATTTTTCCCGCCCGGGATTTTTGCCAAAACGAAAACCGAAACTCCTTGTGGGAGTCGCGGTTTCAAATATAACTACTGTTAGTCCTTGCTGGGCGTTCTTTTGACGGCGATCTGGGCGGCAGCGGTCGTAACGGCGGAAGTCACGATCACAGCTCCGACGACGATTCCAACATGTGTCACGAAGTCCTTGGAGATCTTCGCGATCTTTTCGGGACTCATGTGATTGCACGTCTTCTTCTCATCAGGAGCAGTCTCGTTCTTCGGCGCTTTAACCATCTGAACCTGGAGTGCACGCTTCTTACTGAACATGGCAGGGCCTTTCGTAGGGGTCTCATTATAGGACATGTAGGCCCTGCGAGGCTAAAAAATATAGCCCATGAAAAACGAAGAAGGCGTGCAAGAGTGGGGGTTTCTCTCACACGCCTTCCGCGTTTGATCTGCTGTTTCAGGGTCGATCTGTTACCTGGATCGAGTCACGAAGCCAAGGGCTTTCGAAGTGATGATGCCTGTCCTCTCGAATCCAAGGATCAGCGCGATACCGACGATGTTGCCACCGATAACGGCCAGTGTTTCCATGCTGATACGCTTCCGGGCCTCGATGTCGTCTCTCTTGAGATCGGTTTCGGCCTCACGAAGTGAAACGGTAGCTGCGACTTCCTGCTTACGAGTGTTGAGCTCGCTCATCCGCAAATCGTGGTTGGCGCTGTTTTCTTCCTTCCTGTTCTGAAGCTCTTCTTGCTTCAGCTTTAGGTTGGCAGCGTTTTCCGCGGTCTTGGTTTGAGCATCGCTCTTCTTCAGCTCGTAGCTGGATGCAGCCTCGTCTTGCTTCACGAGGTTTTCGATCTCCTTGATCTTGAGATCGACATCGATTGCCTTGATCTTGTACAGCTTGATCAGCTGGTCCGCCAGCTTGGCGTAATCATCTGAATCTGTGCTGACTCCTTGCATGTCAGAGAGCACACGCGCAATAGCTTCTTCAAGCTCTGTCGAGTGCGTAACTGTCTTTTCGGCGAACAAAACGCCTCCTTACATAGGGGTCTCACTATAGGGCATGTAGACCCTGCGACCCTGTAAGGTTATTCCGTAACAATCGGATTACTACCCGTATCGTTCTCGATCCTAAAAGTAACCTCGTCCTTATTCTCGAGCTTCTCTGGTTCCTCGTTGAGCTCGAGAGCAAAGATCTTCTTCTCTTCTGTTTCCCTGACTACGAGTGCCCCCGCGTATTTGGCGTCGCTCTTGTTATACGACTTCGTCGATACTCCGAGTAGCATACCGAGGAAGGTATTGAGAGATGCTATGCTCCCAACCACTTCTTCCGACTTTGGAAGGTTCCAGATCTGAGCCAGCGCGAAATACAGAGCACCGACCGCTGGAAGAATGATTGTGACCGACTGCTTCAACGCGTTGTACTTACTGTCGTTAAGCAGTGGTCTCTTCACGGCGTGAGACGACTCGCCCATGGTCGATGACTGCCCCATTTCTTGTTCTCATCTCGAATACCTCGGCGTAATTCTGCGGAGATCGTATCGGAAGTCCCGATACCTCGTTCATGATCCTTTCTGCGACCCCGTTTCCCCCAAGAGCCCTGTACGGCTCGTAGAAGTAGTTGCGGTAGTCTTCGTATTCATCCCGGGTAATCCAGCCCCGCTCAATATAGCGCATACCGAGATGATTCAACCGATCGTAGACTATCCCCATTAGAAGTTTGGTGGTTGCAGACTTCTTATCGCTTCTCCGTATAACGTAGGCCCAGAAGCCTGACGAAGCGAAAACAGCGAGCAGCGAAGTCAGAACAAGCTGAGCCC